CTTGGAAATCACCTTGGATTTCAGTGATAATGTAGTCTCCTGTTTCCTAGAAGTCATCAACTTCGTAGGGTCACTTAACAACTCAGGCCAATGATGAAAGAACATATCATCAAAACGGCCCTCATGAGCTGACTTAGTGAATTCTTTGTTTGGTCTGCTTGCATCTACCGCCTGTTGGCGGATAGCTTTGAAAGCTGGCAACTCGTGAATAACAGGGGGGCAGGGGTGAGGACCCCAATCCCATCCACGAATGGAATTAAGATATTTTACAATATTCTTAAACCCAGTCTGGATACCGTCGGCCATCTCGTTCACTTTAATTTGGATCATGAACTCCAAGGCTAATAGCCAATGGTGTCTGTGACCTCGATTACAGCGACGAGGAAGCCCTAATGCATCTACTATACAAAATACTAGTAGAGGGTCATTAGCTACTTCCTTACCCTTAGCGGTGAGAATGGTCAAGATTTGAGTAGATTTTGCAAGTCTGTATGAAAATGCGGATTTGACATTTGAATCTATGATCTCAAGTAATTCGGCAAAATAACCTCGGGCCGTTAAGTCTATATTGAATCCTCTATCGTACGCAGTTGCAATCGAACCTGAAAGAGTTGAGAAACTCTTTTGGGCTAGAACGCTCTGCAGTGGATAAGGAGTAACTTCTTGTTTGTGAGAAAAGAAACGTTTTGCAAATTCGAAAGAATGTTGTGATTCGTAACTTTTCTTTAGGGATATTTCTACCCCTAAATCACTCATAAGTTGTTTATATAGGTTAGCAACCTCCACATGGGCGATTACCAGATCGTCTCCTAGTATTCTATACTTGTTAGTATGGTCTACTTTGATTGATCGGAATAAACTCCGAATAATGATGTGGTGGCATAGTGCAAAGACAGCCCAAGAACTGTAGGCTCCCATAGGTTGACCAACTTCATATTTCACGAACTTGGATAACCATGGGGTGAAGAAGGGTTTACTAACCATTAGCCTCTCCCAGGCGGCGGTGTTATCATCTCCCATTATAGGAGTCATAATCCGAGTCTGGAATGCTAAAGGAAAGCGGTCTGTAGCACTCTTTAAATCAAAAGAGTAATATGGACCTTGGGAGTTTAAGACAAAGTTCTTAATCGCACTCTGATTATATGTACAGTCCTCCTCAAGTTTCTTGAGAGATCGCATACAATATTCATGCAATGGTTTCAGAACCGACTGAGTCCAGTAATCGAAGATTGCTATCACTCTACACTTCCCTTCCGGGTCGTGAACGAATGATAATCTCCTTAAACCTTTATTCGAAAGACGTTTGGTCTTAAGAATGGATCCAATAATCTCTATACTCTCCAAAGATAAATTATCTTTCAGTTTATAGAAGTATTCTTTGAACCGTTCCCCTCCTAGAGTAACTAGATCTCTCTCCATTTCTGGATCGATTTCATGTAACTCTCCTAGGGCTGACCACATAGCCAGTCCCTTGGGACCGACTTTTGTACTTAAGTGAGGCATAGTCCAACTCAACTCCTCAGAATCTTCAGGAACAAATCTATCGATTTGAACCTGTGTGAGCATATCATATTTATTGATAACATCTATGATCTTGTCCACACTCGTGCTTGAAGGTTTGGTAATTTGGGCAGTATCTGGTTTACCCTGGTATTTTATAACTCGGGATAGACTCAATATTGTCAGTACGAATCTAACACGGTTAGGTTCACGCGATCTTACATCAGATAGCATTTCCCCAAAATATTTGGGAAGTCCATCTTTTGT